AACCGTTAATATAAATAAAATAAATGTTGAAAATCAATCGTTTTTGAGTAATTATTAGTAATTCTTTTTAGTTAATTTAGCTTCTTTGAAGAATAATTGTAGTATAGCCTCCATAATTATACTACATATAGGGGGTGATGAAAGTTGCCCCCTATGACAAAAGAATCAGAAATACAAATCGCTTGTAATCAATTACTCAATGAACTTAAAGAAATCTATATATTTAGACACTTTCATGTAGCAAATGAAGGCAAAAGATCAATACAATACCTTAT